ATGAGAAAAGGTGAGAAAGTTGGTAAAGTACAATTTAATACAAATGATAAAAAACAAAAACCTTATGATGAAGTTTTAGAAGAGTATTGTGAATTATGCAAAAGAAGAGGATTGGCTGAAATAACTATAAAAGGTTATAGATATTCAACAAGATATTTTAAAAAGTTTAATGAAAATACTATGATAAATAGAAATACAATTTTAGATTATATCAAATATCTTCAAGATAATAATTTTAAATGGACTACTATAAATAGTTACATTAGAAAACTAACTCCTGTTTTAAATTATGGCTTTGAAATGGGACATTATCCAAAAGTTAAAGTTCAATATGTTAAGGGACAGAAAGAGGCTAAGGAAATTTATACACAAGAAGAATTGAGTAAATTATTAGAAAAACCAAAAGCAAAAGATTTTGTTAATATAAGAAATTGGACAATGACATGGGTATTTGCAAGTACAGGAATTAGAAGAACGGAATTAATTAATTTAAAAGTCTCTAATGTAAATCTATTAGAAAGAACTTTATTGCTTAATACAACTAAGAATAAGACCGCTAGATATGTTCCAATTAGTTCAAGCCTATATGATGTTCTATGTGAATATATTGAGCTTAGAAATGGCAAGAACAGTGATTATTTATTTCCTACAGTTTATAACACTAAAATGAGTACAAGTGCGATTAACAAAGAATTACAAAATTATAATTTATCTAAGGGAGTTCTTCGAAGTTCGATTCATGCTTACAGGCATACCTTTATAACTAACGCTGTGAATTCAAATGTGAATATTTTGTTGTTAAAGAAGATTACAGGTCATTCTAGCACTACAACACTAAGTGGGTATTATAATGCTAAAATTAACGATACGCTTGATATAATAGACACCATCGCTCCTAAAAGTGATAAAAGGCATAGTAAATTTACTAAGATAAAGTAAGAATATAGGCTCAAATTTAAGAACTACAACAAAAGACAATACATTTATCGAGTAAAAATATAAAGCCTTAAATAGATTATAAAAGCGATTTGAACACATAAAAAAATAGTAGAGTCTAGAACACTCTACTACCAAAACTACAATTGAATATAGTTTTATTATTCTTATACCTATTGAAAAGGTATCTTTAGCCACTAACTAAAGCTTACCATAGAATTTTGAAAAATTCAATAGGTGTAGGCTTAATAACAGGACAAACGCATGAAAATTTATAACTACATAAGTAAAATTACTAAAAAACTAAATTTCCATAATTTTACTTATATAGTCAGTTGGATTTGAACATATTGCAAATCTCTTTAGTTTTAAACTCATCTTTTTTCCTACATCTAAAAGTTTTAGTATTGATAATGCCCATTTGCGGATAATATTCATATTCTTATTTGCTGTTTCTTCAATAGTTTTATTATGATCTTCTTTAAACGTAACATCCAAATGCCAATGCATTATTTCTATTTTCCAATGTTCTCTTACTGATTTTGAAAATAGCTCTATATCAGGTGATAAGCTACTTATATAGTATCGTATTTCTTTTGTTTCTTTATCATTCTTCTTTATCGTTTTTTCTATAACACCAATGCTTTTTAGTCCTTTCCATCTACTTCTATTAGTCAGCCATTTTATATCATCTGTCTGATAATATTCTCGTATCTCAATTTGACTATGACTTTTCTCAATAGTTTTTTTATAATTTCCAACACCTTCAATGTCCTTTTTAAAATCATTTTCATTAAAGTAATCTATCAAATCTTTGTATAAAGTTTCTTGATTTCCTTTTACCGCTAAGACGTAGTCAGCTTTCTTTTCTACTATTTTTTCTGCAATCTTAACCTGAGTGCCCATAGCATCTATAGTGACCACGTATCCCTTTATTTGCAATGTATCTAACAATTCAGGGATTGCTACTATTTCATTTTCTTTCTCTTTAACTACATTTTGTCCAAGGCAAAAACCATCTTCATCGCAATATGCTGTCACTACGTGTAACGGTTTCTTATCTTCGGTTCTACTACCTCTCATAGTTTTACCATCAATGTTTAAAATTTTCTTTAAACCTTCACCATCATTAGTAGCTAAGTATTCATTCCATTCCAATTGCAATTGTTGAATAACTGTAGGATCAATAATACCCATAACTCTTTGAAATGTATCATGAGATGGCACACCTTTTTGCATTTTAAAATATTTTCTTAAAAATTCTTCATGTGAATTGCAAAAGACCTCTATTTCAGTCCATTCATTAGCATTGCCTAAAGATGCAAATAATACCATGCCAACAACTTCGTTGATCGGATACTTGACTTTCTTTATTTGTCTTGGATCTTCAATATTTTTTGTTAAACTTATTATATCTGAAATTTTTTTCATTAATATTCACCTTCCTTCTCTATGATTTTATCATAGAGAAGAGATGATATTGTAGTAAAATTTATTCATGCGTTTATCCTAGCTTAATAAAGTTGACCTTTTTTTACAGGCAACTTATGGTGGAATAGGGGAGAAACACTTTAAATAAACGTCTCGGGTAGTTCCGACTAATTAACTCGGTATATATGCATTGCCTACCATATGCAGTGTATCGTCAGTTGGGTAAGATACAACACTCCCAGCGTCTACAGGATAGACAATCAAAAGTGTATGAGGGTGGTTCGCTAGGTCGCAAGACAGGAACTTGTACAAGCTTTATAACCAATAATGCGTATTCTATGGGCTAGTAGTAGGATATTAAGGTACATTTAATTAACAAGGTAGGTAATATTACTAAGATACAATTCAGCTAAAGTCAGTAATATTTTGTTTGTCCTATTTCGATAGGGCTAACTATACCCTAAAACGTGTCCACAGGCTTAGTCAGTTTATCTTTGGCATAATTCAAATTCAAGTAGTAAAATTAAAATAAATACTAATAAATATAGGGAAGAAGTTGATAATATGAAAACTGGAGTTAGTACAAGTACAATAATAAACGTAAGAAAAAAGAGAAGAGAGTATATGAAGAAGGCTAATGCAACTTGTAGTAAATGTAGTTGGTTGCAGTTTGGGTATTATTGCAGTAAGAAAAAAAGAAGTGCTCAGATTGGAAATGGAAAATTAAAATGTTATTGTAAGGATTATAACTTAAAAATTAATAAGTAAATTCCAAGTCATTTAGAAAGAATTCGAAACTGAATAATGTTGCTTTGAATTATGTACTTTATGAATTTTCTTATTTTTATGATATGCAACAATATGTTTGTCCAAATTTTGTGATAGAGAAATAATGAATTTATTTCTGGGAGAAAGAATATAAAGCATCTTATTTAAAATAGATTTTCTTAGGAATATTCTATATTTTAATTGAAATAATTTAAAATTGTTCACAATAATACCTCTTTTTACTTAATTTAATTTAACTCGACTTTTACATTTTATAACATAAAAGGAAACTTAGCAAAGAAAATCGTATTGCAAATAATGATAATTTTTTATGGTAACATTATGGGATAAAATATAAATTAAATAGATTTATATAATTTATTTAAACGGTAAGTATAAATATTAAAGCTGGTTAGTCGAATTAGTCAAAACCTATAGATAAAAACATTGATATATATCCGACAATTAATATTATATTTTTAGAAAAATACTTATTATATGTTTGAAAATGATATTCAATATTGATATTTTGAATAAAAAGTTTCAATAAAATGTAAATTATTTGAATTCAATAGTATAAATTGTAATACGAAAATGAATGATGATAATAGATAAAAGTGGTAAAATATAGGTGGGTATAGAGGAGGATTATTGTGAGAGGATTTTTAATAAAAATGTTATGAAGAATAACGACTTACTTAGTGGAAATAGTAAGTCGTTATTTATTATTAGAGCTAAATAAATGTTTTAAATACTAACAATAATATTATAGGATAAAAATGTAAATTATGTCAATATATAAATTCAATTAAAAATAAAAAGGATAACCTGCTAGAGTGCAACAAATTATCCTGAATACTGTGTTATATATATTTAATAGGGGTAAATATATATGAAAAAAAAGTTTTATCAACCTTATGTTTTTATTATAAGTGGTATTTGTGACAGTATTATGTCAAAATGATTAACTTAATATAAACATTTTATAAAGAAAAATTAAGATTTTGAAGTAGTGGATCAGCCAGTAGGTTTATAAAGATTGCAACAGAATTTAAAGAAGGTGTCCTAACGTTGGGACAAACTAAAATATTTATGTTACTAGATTTACCATCGGAAGACCGTGAAGAATTTATATCTAAATCGCACGAGGTAAATGGACAAGTTAAATAATTAATCATTTTCTTAAGTTTACTCTCATATATTAATACAAGTCATCAAAATGGTGATATTTACGTATTTTAATAAATAGGAGTGAATATTATGCAAAGTATGCTTGATAAAATTCAAAGTGGACAACTAAATAATTTTGAAAAAACTGATTTTTATAAATTAGATAGTTATTTTAAATCTGTTGAAGATTTGAGTATTCTAAAAGGTAGAAAAATAAAAAATAATTACCCATTATTAAATGAAATGATAAAGGCATATAGAAATAAATTAGAAGGATTATATGAAGAATATAAAAATGATATGTTAAACTCTATTTTAGTGATGGATCCAAGACAAATGTATGAAACTAAAGTAGATATAAATGAAGAAGGCGATTATTTTAACATTATCATGGATACAAATAAGCTCAATAAAATTATAAAGCATTCAATGGTAAAGGTGGATATTCAAGAAATTACACTCAATGAGTTGGTAAGTTCCATAGATGTAAATACTCTGGATGAAAAATATTTCAAGGTTGCATCTAGAAATAATAATCCGATTTTTGTTGGTTATACTCCGCATTTAGAAAATAAGTATATTGTTTTTGATGGAAATCATAGAGCATATAGTAAGTATAAACAGGGACAAAATAGTATTTTGGCTTATGTTTTTCATCCAGGACACTATGCAGAATGTACAATATCCGATATTTATAGATATTTGATTTATATGCATCTTAATATTTGGATTGTATGCAATTATATGATAGGAAATTGGGGGACACTACAATTAGCACTTTTAATTAATGAGAATTATTAATTGTAGATGAAATAATAATTAAAACTAATTGTGTAAAATATAGATAAAATTTGACTAACGATTATTAACATAATAATATTTATATCAATGGAATATAGTGGTAATATTGATATTATGAAGTTAATAGGAGTGTGATTTAGGTGATAAATGAAATTTATAAAATATCGTTTAAAGATATAGATACAAATGAAGAGTTATTAAAAGATAATTTTGAATTTGAAGATTTGATGTATTTTAAGCAATTAGATATATTAAAAACAGATATTTTCGATAAAGATGAAAAAGAACAATATTATAAAATTGCATCTGTTGATGGTGGATTTAAATTAACTAATACTGAAGTTGAGATATACTTGAAAAAGATAGATAATATAAATCATAATGATGATAAAAAGAATTTAAATATGGTTGTAAAAGACATTCAGGAATTAAATGCAATAATTATGAATAAAGTGAAATTACTTATTGACAATGGAGTTTGTGTTAAAGGCTTGAATGAATGTCTCAATTCAACTATTGATATAGAAGAAGATGTAGATTTTCTTTTAGATGAAATAAGCGGTAAGAAAATAAAAAATAATTTTTTAAAGAATGGATATAAGGGCTAATGGCTATGGAAAATGAACTATTAGAGAAATTATTAAAGCTTAGTGAAGAAAATGGAGCATTGAAAAAAGAGAATGAAATATTGAAAATGGAAATTCAAAAATTAAATAAGAAATATGAAAAATATAAAATTGGAGAAAGATTATTTGGAAAGTAATAACCAAGACTGCCTTAACTGGTAGTCTTTTTTGTTCAGCAACGTTAACTGCAATAATCAATGAGTAGGAATTTTTCATTATCAGTTTACGAAATGTCCTAAAAAATTATAACGTATATAAATTACTCAGCTATCATTTTATTTGATAGCGACATCATGTCTGTTACAAGAGCCAAAGGTACAAAATTGTACTCTCATAAAATTATCTGAATATTTTATAGAAATAAAAGGAATTATATACTTTTTGTAGAAATATAGAGATAACTAGTAAATAAGCTGGTTGATATTTTTGTGGGAGAGTGAAAACTATGAAATTAGACAAAGTTAAAGAATTTGAAAATATTAAAAAAGAATTAAATGAATATAAAAAAATATATAATGATTTGATAACAAAAAGAAACAATGAATATTATGAGTATGCAAAAGAAGATTTTAAAAATTTTTTCACAGAAAAAGGATTTAAAATAAATGTATATCAAGAGGAGCCTGAAGTAGTATATGGGGATACAAAAATAAAGATGAGTAAAGTAATATCGGAAGATAATTATTTGAATTTACATTTATTATTTAATATAAAGAATTTAATAAACGAGTATAATAATGAATATGAAGTTTTATTAGGCAGATTAAATAATCCTTTCCCAATTAAAATGCAGGATAATAATAAATATATTAAAAGTGCTATAGTAATTACAGAAGATATTCTAGATGTTGAAATAAAAAATGAAACTAGAAAATTAGAAGAGGCTAAACAAGAAAGCAAATCATTTAATGATATTGAATGGGGATATAGCTTTAAATTAACAAATGAAAGAATTAGTGATCAAAAATGTGAATATAAAACTTTTAGAGAAGTTTTAGAAAATATATTTAAATAATAATATATTTATGTAGACATTAGTAAAATTAAAGGACAACTCAAATACAGAGGTGTCCTTTTTTAGTGCTATAAATTATTCTTTTATTTCTAAAAATTCTTCAAGTCTACATTCTAGAACCTTACAAATTAATTCTAATATACTGAATTTAATGCTATCTGTTTCGTTTTTGCTTATCTTATGTAATGTTGGATAACTTATACCTGTCTCCTGTGCTAACCAGTATAAGCTCTTACCTTTCTTCTCTAGTAAACCAATTAAATTATTTCTAACTGGCAACTTCATCACCTCCTATATAAAGTATAACATATATAAAGTTAAAAATATATAGTAATATTTCAATATATATTGTTGACATTATATAGTGTTAAGAATATAATAAATACATAAGGTAAAACAAACCAACAAACAACAAATCTTATAAAAATAAAAATTGAGGAGAGTGTTATTATGGGAAATGTATTAATGAATATGGAATTTTACAAAGGTAAAGGAATTGGATTTCTAAATCTAGACAAGTTAAATATTAATCAAATGAGAACAGAAATTGATTATTTAGACTTTGTAGGATATCTACTAGAGCGTGAGGAATTGGACGAAGGCATGAATGTTATTACATATGAAAATTGGAATGAATTTCACTGCACAGATGATGAAGAATATGAGATGAAAATTAACAGAGTTGAAGCTGGACAAGATTTTTATAAAAAGGCATTTAATATGACTGCTAATGAATTTGCTAAGAATTTTGTTTGTTTAGAGGAATTAGAAGGATACGAAGATGATACGTATTTAAGATTTATTAAGTTAAACATTGGAGGAATACAACAGGGATTCATAATTGATGGTGGGATGTAAAGTAAGCATTATTATTGATTGAAAATAGTACCATTTTTATGCTTGACATGTGTAAATCAAAGTAGTAATATTTAATTAAGCAATACATGTGTAAAGCAAAAAGGTGGTGAAACAAATGATAGGTCTTGAATATATATGTCAGTGTTATGGTAAAAGTTATAATTCTATAGCAGAAGAATTAGGTATAAGCCGACAAAGTATAAATGGGTGGTTAAAAGGTACACGATTAATACCTACAAAGCATTTACCTAAGTTAGCGGAAATTTTTAGTCTTCCAGAGGAGTATTTTCAAAAAGAGTTATCAGAGCTAGAAAAAGAAGAAGTAAAAGGGATGCAAATTACTTTTGAAGTTGGAAAAATTGTTGATTTATTAATGGAAATTCGTTCCGTTAAAGAAGTAATGAAAGATAAGAGTGTTGAAGAACAAGTTGATTATGTTGAACTAATGTATATAGGTATTATTGATACCGTTAGAAATATAATGAACAGAAATACGCCTCAAATGGAATTTGATGATATTGAGTTAAATTTGATGTCTATGAAAAAAGAAGAAGATAAAGATATAAAAGAGACGATAGAGGCAATTAGAGAATTAATGTTTCAAAATGGGTTTGACTTTAAAAAATTTAAGCAATATATAAAAGATTATAAATAGCAAAATTTCACTGAAAGGGGTGATGTAAATTGATTGTAAGAACCATAATAGGAAAAGCTTGACATGAGTTTTATAAAAATGTAAAATAGATAATGAAACGCAAAATAAGCCATAACTATATCTTTTTATAAGATAAGCTTAGCTTTATTATAGACATTTTAGTAACGTATTAATCATTATTTCCCAGATAATAATTAATCGACATAAAGTTCTTTGAAAATTGCATATAGATTTATAAATTACTTTACGAAGTTTCGATACAAAGTATATAAAATTTAACTTTTACAATTAAGATTATATACCATGTATTAGATGTTTGTCAATGCAATTTCGTTAAATTATCATGTTTAACGAAATTAAAATGATTAGAAAGAGGGAATTAGAATTATGAAAGAGAATAAACTGCTAAAATTTTCAATAGATGATTTGGATAAGGTAGATACAATTGAAATTACAGATGAGCAATACGAAAAAATATGTCATTGGATTTCGATTAATTGGAATGAATTAAAAAATAGAACAAATGAATTAGAGTTGCCTTTTGGTGAAGTTGTAATTAGAAAAAATGACTCAAATAATATTGTAAATGATTTGACATATATAACTATAAAAGAAGGTTTTAGAGTTATCACATTTTTAGAGGATAAAAACACAAAAGAAACTATACCAATGAATATATGGGATTACGATATTAATAATTTCGAAAATTTAAGAAATGATTTTTTTGAATGTAAAAGTTGTAATTATACTTTAGCTGTTACCAAAGAGTTTGTGGAATTGTTTAGTGAAGAATATGATGAAATAACTTTAAAGAATAATCTTAGAGATTTAACAGATGATTATAGATTAGAATGTGTAAAGATGTTTTTTAGAATACTTGTTTATTCTCAATTTAATCAACAATATATTGTAAATGAAACTAGAACTCAGACTAAAAAAGTACAATCAAAAAAAACTAGGAGAGCTGGTAAGAAACCTAAAATAAAATTAATTAAGCAAAATATAATAAGAATTAATACAGATCATATTCAATCACCAACTGAAGAAGAAAAGAGAGAATATGAGAGGCGTACATTTGGCTGGACTGTTAGAGGTCATTGGAGAGAATATAAAAGTGGTAAAAAGGTTTGGATTAAACCTCAAATTAGAGGTGATAAAGATAAAGTAGAAGGCAAAGTTTATGAAATTGATTAATACCAAAGAGTAGGACAAACTATCCTACTCAAGATCATTTAAAAAGCCAATTTTATTGGGAAACAAAATAAATTATTAGAAGGAAGGGTTGAGTTAATGAAGAGAAAGAAATTTAAAGACATTAAGACAAAAGAAGATAGAAATGGATTATTAAATTATCTATTGGATAAAGAAATTGAATTATTGAGAAAGAAGCTTTATAAATATCAAAGATGCTCAGTTTTTAATTATCCAGTAACCATTCAAGAGAAAGATTTTAATGATTGGACAACCGCAGGGTGTTATGTTTGGAATGAAAAAACTGGAACACATGAAATATATATTAGTACTAGACGTATAGACAATTATATTCGTACAGATTATGACCCTTATTCAGCAAAGATTTTTGATAAAATGGATATGCAAAGTACATTGCTCCATGAATTAGTTCACGCTTTAGTAAGAGAAAAGTTTGAAATATTATACAGTAAAATTAAGAATAAGAATGCTGACGGCTCTCCAATATTCCTGTCCTGTTTGCAATATTTAAATGGTAATAGTTCACATGATTGCGCTACAAATTATCTAGGTACAGAGATGTGGAAAGAAGTTTGTAAGATGAAGGAAGAAAAAGCCACTTGGAATGATTTTATCAATTATATATATTCCTATGTTTATTCAATCTATGATTATCAAGAAATCTTTAATAAGGAAAATATACTTAATGGTATAAATATAGCTTTTAACTTTGGTTATTATGAATCAGGGCTGCGTAAAGATATAGAAACTATTACAAAAGTAAGTGTTTGGGATAGATATAAAAAAGAATTTAAAAGTATAACAGCTAAAAATATAACTTTTGATATAGGTAGTACTATGAATTTAGATAGAATTAAACAATTTGTTACTAAGAAATTAAACAATGATGTAAGAGCAAATATAAGTTGTATTTCTAATAATAAAATGGTATGTGATTCTAATACAAAATATACTAATTGGGTTTATAAAAAGAAGATAAATACGGCTCATATTTAGAAGCACAAAAAGTAGCAGATTTGAAAAAGTAAATAAATAAAATTAAATAATATGCATGATGCAACTGAGGAATTAAATTTCTTGGTTATTAGTCGTGCATAGAAGGAGGTCTTAAGGAATGGAAAACAACAAGGAATATTACATAACTGAAAGTTATAGCTTAGCAAAAACAATGAGTTATCTACTCAATAAACCATTTTATCGCTTTGATAATAAATTTGATGATACTAAGAAAGTTTATAGTTTCAAGGATGATGAAGAGTTCAGAAGAGTACTTACTTTAGTTTATAAGATAAAACATAAGCAAGAAATTAATTAAAAATAGCTTACCCATTTTGGTTCACTTATTTCAATAAAAATACACAAAAAAATAACTGACCCATTTTAGACTGGTTATTTATTTAGATATAAAAATAACTGCCCCAAAAAGGACTGGTTAATTTTTAACATTCTAAAATAGCTTACCCAAAAATGGGCTAGTAGTTAGGGTGATATTAATAGATAAGTAATATATTAAAAGATAATTAAATTTATTAATAGATAAGTTGTTATTGATTGCGAAACGAGTTCGCCCTCAACTGGACAGATTCAATTTTTCTTTTCTTGTGTTTTCTTTATTTCATTTTTTCTTAGTTGGATTATTACTTGGTTAATTACAAAATTACAATTTGAATTTAAATATAGAAAGGATTGATTATTAATTATGAAAGAAAATGTTTTTGCCAATATACCTAATTTTATATTATCAGTTCCAACAGGAAATGAAACTCTTGGAGGTAAAAGAGAATTTACCAATAAAGGTAGCATGTTTGATTTAACTAAGGATGATAGGATTATAAAAGTTACTTATGAATTACTAGTAGGTACTAACTTTAGAGAGATATGTAAAACTAGTACAAATGATTTGATTGAAATGTGCAAGTATCCAGTTAGCAAATATAATCAGAAATCTTTTAGAGACTTATTATTGTTGCTACAGGATAAAGATTATATAGAAATTGATAAAAATGATTTTTCTCCTAAGGATATCATTTCAATTGATACAGAAAATTTAATAGTTGCTAATGGTTTTACTACAATTACTCAAATTGAAATGGATATGATTGATAATATTACATCTGACAATAGAGAAAGAAATACACTATTAAAATGTTACTTTTTCATTAAATGTATGGTTCATAAAAGAGAAGATAATACTCACAAAGGTTTATATGCATTAGAATTTGGAGAACCAGTACAAACTATAGCAATGGATTATAAGTACATAAATAAATTTACTGGTATAAATGATATTACTAAATTTATAAAGTTACTAAAAGAACATAAATTAATTGATTATGATAATTTTCTTAAATATCCAATTGGACAACCAGAACGAAAGCAAGATGCATCAAATGTATATGTAGTTTGCGAAAGAGAAGATAATTTTAATATGGAATTAGTAAAAGATGAATTAAGAGCTGGTATCAATCAATATAAAGTGCAAATGCAAAAAGATGGTTGGGTTGTCTGCAAGGAGAAAGAATATAAGAATAATGATAAAAATGCAAATGGAACTAAAGGTAAAGTTAAGCAAATGAAAAACGCTGGTAAAGATACTGAAGAGTTAGAAAGTAAGATGAAAGTTATTGAAGAACAAATAGTTCCGCAGGAAGAATCTATAATTGAACCACCTAAAGAACCAAGGATTATTAAAACCAAACGTAAAGGCACTGGCAATATAGTTAAGAAACCAGAACCAATTAGACCAGCAGATGCAGTTAATTCATGGGATTATATGTTTGCAGAAGATACTTATAAAATGGATGTTCCTAAGATAGATTTGCCTGAGATTGAATATGATGACAGGGGACAAGTTATCTTAGAATCAGTTCTTAGTAAAGAAGAATTGGATGCTTATTATAAAGAACAATTTGAACAAAATGGTTATTGGGGTGAACAACCTAGAAGTATTGGATTTTAAGAAATAAATTAAGGAAGGATGATTTTGTGATGTTAAAACAAGTAAAATTATATAATATAAATTTAGGAATGGTAAAAACTCAAAAAGAAAGGCAATTAAGTAAACTTAGAAATCATGCTTATAATAAAATGATAAATTATAAAAATGAACTATCTACAATTATAAAAGATTCTTTAGGTGAGGATAATTGGACAAAAGAATGTGGAATAATATTAAAAGAAAAATTAAAAGAAGATGTGATTTTTAAATTGTATGAAAAAGAATATAATAAATTTCAAGAATTACTTCATGATGAATATATAAGCAATAATATTATTACAAGAGGAATAAATTCTAAGAATATAAAAGATACAAATACAATTGCAATTGGATCTAATAATTTAACAAGAACATTAGAAATAGATTTAGGAACTTTTACTGATAAATTTATAGAAATTGAATGTGGAAAAATAGATGATTTAGTTATTGAACAAGTTGTTAAAACTGGACTATATATTGATAATGATTTTTATATCTTTTTCACCGCTGGAGCAGGTCAGACAAGGCAATCTAAATTTATGATGATTAGAGAAGATGTATGGAAAGATAAAGGACAAGCATTGATGTGTGGTCTAACTATTGAGCAAATGAATGAATTGGGAGGTATGAATATTTCAAAATGGCTTGCATATTTGGCATTAAATAATTCCACTAGTAGAATATTGGAAGTGTTCAATATAGATAAATGCATCGTTGTAGATGACTTTGAAACAATGGTTGCTGGAACTGTAGATTATATAGATAGACAAGATAAAGTTGAGAATGGAACAAAAACATATACAATAAAAAAAGGAAAATTTGAAGGGCAAGAAAGAACTAAAAAGAATTATAAGGTTGAGTGGAAGATAGAACCTAATAAAGAAATGCTAGTTCCAGTTCCTCATATGGATGGATGTGGAGTCATGCTTACAAGTGTAAATAAGAAAAATATACAATTTAGGATGCCGTGGTTCAAAGGTTTATTAACTCCAACAAATTTAAAAAAATATGCTACAGAGGTTGCAAAAAATACAAAAATTAAAGATATATATGGTAAAGAATATGACATTATAAAAGATGATATTAGAATTTTGTTTACTAAATCACAATTTAAATTATGGTCTTATTACAAGAATGAAGTTGATGAAAATGGTAATGATATACTAGATGAAAGTGGAAATATAAAATATAGTGGTTGGGATAGATATAAAGATAATTTTAAGACATATAACTGTACATTCAATATTTGTGAGGAAGATGAAAAAGAATATAAGGATGTTCAATTGAATTATCAAATGTTACAGACTCTTACTGATATAAATGATGAACAAATTAAAATATTAACTAAAGACTTTAAGGAATTAATTGATAAAGTACACACAGATAGAGAATCAATGTTAAAATTTTTAGAAGCAACTAAAGAAGATAATAACAGAGATTATTTTCAAGAAATATTAAGATTATATCCTGAGATGTGTAATTCTGATTATGTAAAAGAACAAATTAGTCAAAAAATTAAAAGTGCAAAAAAAGAAGCTATGAGTGGTAAATTGGTCATACCAAATACAAAAAGAATGTTCTTAATTCCAGACATAGTTGCATTTATGGATTGGTTATTTACTGGCAATGAAAATCCAAAAGGATATTTGAAAGAAAATGAAGTGTATTGTAATCTATACAAAGGAATTGATAAAGTGGATATACTAAGAAGCCCCCACCTAAGTTTTGAACATTCAATAAGAAATAATGTGGCTACAGATATAAACAAATGTGAATATTTCACTACAAATGGAATGTATACAAGTACTCATGATTTAATTACCAAGATTATCCAAGCGGATACTGATGGAGACCATGTAACGGTAATAAGTGAAAATTGGGTTATTAAACTTGTAGAAAATATGATTGAAAAATATAATATAAATCCGATTTATTATGAGATGGGAAAAGCAGGAGCAAATGAAATCAATAATGATAATATATTTAAATCACTTCAATTTGTATATCATAAAGCTAATATTGGAAAAGTTAGTAATGCATTAATGAAAATATGGAATGGTGAGAATCCTTGGGCAGTTTATGATATTAGTAAAAAACTTTGTGCTTATAATAATGACGTGATAGACTCAGCTAAAACATTATTAATAAAAAAATTACCAAAAGATTTAACAGAAAAATTTGCTAAATTAAATAAAGAAAAATATCCTTACTTTTTTCAATTTGCAAAGAAAGAAATAAAGGATAAGGATTGTCGTGAGATTGGTAATAGCGTTATGGATAGAATTTGCCAAGAAATTAAGAGTATATCTAAAACAAACTACTCATTTAAAAAAGGATTTGGTGTTTTTGAAGTTAAAAAACTAATGAATAAGCAAAGAAATTTTGATATTGATTATGATATCATAAAATTCTATTTACAATTAGAAAAACAAACTAGGGAAAAAATAGGTGAATATGCAACAATTTGTTCAGATAAAGATGATGATAAAAATAATAGTGGTTATAAATATCAATGTTATGCTGAAGCAAGAGAAAAAGTATTGAACTATGCTAAAGAAAAAGGTATTAAATATGAATTTGTAGTTGATAACATAATTAAATATAGTTTTGAAGATGATAGTTTGAAAATGGCATTTGTATTTGAAGTGTTTGGAGCAGTAATAATAAATAATCTAAATAAAAATATCAAGGAATCTGTTGACAAAGGTTACATACTTTGTGAATGTTGTGGTAAAAGAGTTAAAAATACAAATGGAAAAACTAAAAGATGTAAAGAATGTGCAGAAAAAGTTAATAAAAAGAAAACTAATGAAAATAAGAAGAAAAAGAAAGCATCGTAATTTGGTTTGATTTGCTAAAATGCTTCAAGTGGTATGTTTACTTGGTTTACAATGTGTCACTTGAAAAACTATTTTAAAGAATGGCTTATCTACTAGGATAGATGGCATTAAGTAAATGTGTAAATGGAATAAGAATAGAGTGAGAACTCGTAATAAATCAGTAAGGTTTGAACTTACACTAGGGTGGGATGGTACATCTATCCTATCCTTAAATATGTATGTTTGATTTATTATTTTTTTATTTCTAAAGAATATTATTTCTTAATCAAGTAAATTTTATCATACAAAAAATGATAAAGCAATGATTTTGAGAAAATAATTTAAAAAATGTGCAAAAATAATAAACCTTTTAATTAGCAGATAACACTGCTAAATTCCTTCTTTTATAATTTATTTTGGTTGGTAGGTGGTCGAAGTTTCGGCTGTCTGCTGATTAAAGGGTTTATAGTTTGCAGTCCAAGTGAGATAGATGCTTGGTGACTTTTTACGGAATTACTTAATTAAAATATTATGGTTATGCTTTAGAAAAAGCAGGAAGGAGAATTATTATGAGTAGAGTAAAAGGTATTAAAAATCAAGGAATCATGATGGAAACATTAAAGAAAATTGAGGAATGTTTAAATGATTGGGAAGAATACGAAATTGAAAATGGTGATGCATATGGATATGTTTTAAAATTAAATAAAAACAAGGATATTGAACTAAGAATCTATGATGAAATTGAATGTGAAAACTGTAATTATTCTGTTGCTATTCCTAATGAGAATATTACAAACATAAAGGACATTTTAAAAGGTTTTATAAATTCAATTTATGACCAAGAAATCAATTGGAGAAATAGTTGTTTAAGAGCCAATAAAGGTTGGTATTCGAGAAAGCATAAGTCTATAAATTTATGGCTATCTAGGGAAAAAGAAGATAAGGTTTTAGAAATATCAAAACAAATTGCAGAAAGATATTCCAATAGTAAGTTATTAGAGAATCAAGTTTCTCACTATAAAACATTTGTAAGTCATTTATACTATGTTTTAAATGTATTAGAGGAAGACTGGAAATTAGAAGAAATTAGAGATAAGGTGTTAAAAAGATGTCAGGAACTCAATATACAAAATGTAGGTTGTACCTTTATAAAGGATGAAATAATTGCATACAAACATGCTGAAAATAGCGATATAATTTCAAAAGCTACTTATATGGTAGACAGACAATATTGCAATATTCCGACTGCTGTAAATGAAGTAGTTAGAAAATTATCGAAAGAGGTGGCTTAATAATGAGCAATAAAGAAGAAATAGCAAAATTAGTTAAGGGTGAATTAACATATACAGAAGCCTATGAATTAGAAAATAAATTACATATCAGATCGAATAGAGAAATTATTGAAGATTTGAAGCAATTAAATTTTCAGTCTTTACTTACAACAGAAGAATCATTGGAGAATTTTCTTGATACTATGAGTGAATTAGAAAATACTAAAGAAAATAAATCAACTATTGAATCATGTAAAAGGTCACTCGAATTTCTTGAAATTGCGATTTCAGAGAGAATTGATGATGATATGCTCAGTGCTGAAAAGAAATTAAAAGATATTTTATGTAATTGCTAATATTAGGTGGTGCACTTATGTGTATCATCTTTTATTATATATGCGTTAAATCGCCTCCTTGTGGGTATAGGGTATATAGTGTCTAGATATATCCTTTGCTTATGTTCCAGATAAGCATAAAAATTAGTATGTATTAATTAATGAGTTGGCACTTATCTTTGGTCGGATGTAAGTGTTGATACTAAATCAACAATGAAGCACTACTTGGCGGGAGTGCTTTTTTCAGTTGTCTCGAACACAGAGAAAATAAGGAACGAGTGAGAGTAGTTCCTAAAGTTATATATTGTAATGGAGTTCCACATCTCCAATTTTAGGTATATAGAGCCTATCAGCTTAATTGTTGGTGGGTTTTATTATATTTAAAATTAAGTGGAATTTGATTAGAGTATATAAGAAAAATTATATACCTAAAATAAAAAAATGTGAAAGGGGCATGATTATATGTCAGAAAAAATTATCAAATTATTTACAGAAAACGGAAAGGTATATGCTACAAGTCGAGAAGTAGCAAAAGATTTTGAAAAAGAACATTACAATGTAACAAGAGATATTGAAAACTTGTTAAAAATTGAACCCCTCAAAAATGAAGGGTTAAAATATTTCATTCCTTGCACTTATATTCACAGAGGAAATGAATATAAACAATACAAACTTACTAAGGATGGATTTACTTTATTGGCGATGGGATTCACAGGATCAAGAGCTATACAATTCAAAATTGATTACATTCATAAATTCAATGAAATGGAATTACAGTTACAAGAGATTGATAATGTCATGAATACCAAAGGAGAACTTTCAGAAGATGAATATGCAGAAGTGAAATTTTCTACAGCTTATAGAGTTAAGAATACATTTTTAGATAGTTCAGATATTTTTAAGGATTATGAAAGATTTACTGTCTATAGTAGAAAAACTATGGATACTAAAAAGAGGGTAAAAAGATTGAACCAAATCATAGAAGCTCTTAAGACTAGAGAAGATAATTTATACATAAATAAGACCAAAGGCTATAGGGCAGAACGTGAGAACATCATAGAACTGAAAGAAGAAATTCTAAGAGATATTAATGAATTGAATAATAGAAGCTATGGACAAAAATTAGGTTATGCAAATAGAAAAGCAATATAAATAAGGCAAATAGGGAATATTATATTTTTATTGGTGTTTAAGTATAATATTCCTTTATCTCATACTTATTATATCATTGGCAATAGAAAAATACAATAGATTTTGAAAAATAATAAAAATAAATTATAAAATGAAAGTGAGGAATTTTAATTATGGATAAATTAGTAGCAGGAGTATACGGTATCGAGGATGTAAATACTGGAAAAATATATATAGGAAGTGCTGATAAGGATAATGGGATTAAAAAGAGATGGAGTTGTCATATGGCTCATTTAAGAAATAATGAACATAAATATAAAGAGTTACAAGAACCTTTTAATGATGATGAAAATAAAATTAAATGGACGATCCTTGAAGAGTGTTATGATGATAGTCAACTTGAGGAACTTGAAAATTATTACTTGGAATATGCTGATAAGGTTGAAGGTTGGCATGTTATTAATAAGGAAAAGAAAAGTAAAAAGAGGACAAAAGTGGCTGACAAATCAAAAATGTCTAAAGCTCAGACAGGAGAATCTAATGGACATTGTACAAAATTATGTGTTGAAGATGTAAAAACTATTAAATTAATGTTAAGAGATGGAGTTAAACAAACTGTAATTGCTGATAAATTTGGGGTTTCAAACACGCTTATTTATAATATTTCTAAGGGTAAGCGTTGGGCTTCAGTGGAGGTGTAATTATGGATAAAGTAACTAAATGGATAGGCGTGATAAATCTGCTTTTGTGGACATGCTTACTTATATCTATCATATCCCTAAATCTTGATAACAATACTTTAAAAGAATTCGCGGCAGGAGCAACATTGGTTGTAATCATAGGCATTGGATTTGATTTATTAAGTGATAGAAAAGAAAGAATTAAGAAAGAAGCTTTAGTAAAAAGGATATATGATTTTATTGGGAAAGAAAAGCAAGGTGAATAGGTATGAGCTACATATATGGAATATTTGATAAAGATAATTGTCTTTATATTGGACAAACTAAAAGGGATAATCCTGAAAAAACTAGATGGGAAGAACATAAAAGAGAGATCAAAAATGGAAGGCATAAAATAAAAAAGTTGAATACATATAAAGATAATATAGATAATCTTAGGTTTGAGGTATTATGTGAGGTTGAGACTTCAAATTCTTTAGTGTTATCTACATTAGAAAATTTTTATAATTCTCTATATCATCCTTTTAATTCATGTGTTATAAGTGGCTTTAGATCTAATGTTACACTTAAAAGGGAAGATAACAGGGAACTATGCAAAGAAATTATAGAGCTTATAAAAAAGTATTATTAAGATGAATGTAAATTTATAATAATGTAATATTTAACTGATAAGTGTATTTCTTATGGAAAAATAATAAATAATTGAAACTATTTACCGAATTTTGTATAATTGTTTATGCGAAGGGGGAGAAAGTAAATGGAAGAAATAAACATAAGGAATATATTAAATACATATAAAAAGTTTAGCAAAAGACAGCGTGAGATATTAGAGAAGCTTGCTAAAACAAAAGAAATTTTTACATTTGAGAATTTGCAGAAAGAACTTCAGGCTGATGAAGAAGCAAAAGAGTTATTACAAAAAATAAGATTGGTTGTAAATGGAGAATATAAAAAAGCAGGTGTATCTAAATCCAAACTTGTATCAAGTAATAATAATAATAATAATGGTGTAGAAGAAATAGAATTGATGATGTAAAAAACTAATTGAATCCTAGAAATAGGGTTCTTTTATATGAAAATTGTATTAGGAGAGATGAAGCTATGAACATGAAAAGTTTATCAGGTTTAGTAATAGCAATATGGATTGTTATACATTTCACTCCGATAAAAGAGATCTTATATTTTTTTGTATCTCAGTTATTATCTAAAAACTGGAAAGAAAGAGTAAAATATTGTGATTTCGATCAAGTATATAATTTAATATATTCAAAGAAATGTGTTGAAAAGAATGTTGATTTCATTAATAAGCTTAAAGTCAAATTAAATACTTATATACATTATTATGAACATAGAAATAGAGGATTATTAAATAATATTATAACAATTATCATATCGTCTATAATAACCGTTACAGTTGCCCAATATTCATTGCAAGGTCAAGCTAATAGAGAAATTATAAATACGATTATTAATAATTTGACTAATGATTATATGTCTACTTTTTATTTATTTATGATTATATATGGGATATATGGAATTTCAGAAGAAATTATTGGTATTAAATTTGAATATTATATTATGATTAATAATATAATTGATGGATTTGAAAAGTATGAAATTAATGAAAGAAATTATTATACTTCATATATACAAAGAGAGATTTAACTTATATGACGGATATTCTTTTGTTATGCTAATTTGTAGAATTATGGTATAATTTCCGATGAGGTGATTATATGAATGAAAATCAAATGAATCAGTTAATAGATGCAGTAAAGGATTTAAAAGGTAGTTCGGAATTACAAATGGTGCAGATTATATTATCTATTGTGATTCCTATGATTGTGCTAATTGCAACATCTATTATTACATTGAAAATAAATAAGAGACAACATGAGCTTCAATTAAAAGAACAACAAGTCGCTTTAAAGAAGGAACTAAAAGTAAAAGCATTGTTTGAAATCAGGTTAACAATGGTTGATTATATGAGGCAACTTTCAATATTATCGATAGAACTAAAAAATTATTCCCAAAAACGAATCGATTTAAAATGTTTAAGTAACAATCTAATTAAGGTAGAAGAAGAGTGTAGGAAGATAAAGGTTAAAATAGGTGCTAATAAATGTTTAGTTACTGATTTTAATATTAATAGTGATATTTTAGATGATACACTTCAATGTGCCAGTCACTCGATATATTTTAATTATTGTTATCCAGAAATAGAAATCCCAGAAATATTTAAAAGGTATGTTATAGATAATAAAGACCCAGAAGCCCTTATTAATAAAATTGACCAAGCTATGTTGATGAATGAAAATATTTTTATAAAAATAGAAAAGGAAATTAATGAAACTATAGATTCAATAATTTAGAGAGTGCAGTAATGTACTCTTTTATTATGCAAAAAAATAGATTTAGGAGGTATAGAATATGAGATTAAGTAAAGAAGAAATATTGGGAAGAGCATCAAAGGAATACTTAGGAAAGAATTATTATGGAGAAATAAACACAATAATAGACATTTATACTTTCTCGGGAATTGTGTATTCTGTTATAGATGTCATTGAGAAAATGGATAATGAAAAATTAGAGATAAAAGATTCGACTAACAATGTACAAGGTAATTAGGTTATGGCGATAAAAAAGATGTGTCCTAGATGCGGAAAGATAATTGATCACACAGATAAATATTGTGATGAGTGTAGCAAGAATGTTCTAAAGAATAAAAAGGATAATGATAGACAATATAATAAATTTATTCGTCAAGTAAGAGATAAGCAATATACTGATTTTTATGTGAGCAAAGAGTGGAAGATTGTTTCTAGCATTTGTAGTAATAAATACAAAGGATTATGTATCATGTGTTTACTTCAAGACGATAGAGTAAATTCATATGATGTGATTCACCATATACTTGAACTAAAAACTGATGAAGGTTGGGAGCATAGATTTGATGTTGATGAAGGATTAGTTCCTTTATGTCATGCACATCATAATGAACTACATGGTAGCTATAATAATGAAAAGATTAAGATGTTGAGAGAATTAATAAAAGAATATAAGAAAATTTATGGAAGCATGTAGCTGATAGTAAGTATTGGTTATGTGCTTTTGTTGTATTAAGAATTAGGAAGTAGGGGGTGCAAAAAAGTTTTGATAATTGACTTAGAATGTCGTTGGTCGTCTGTTTTAACGCAAAAACTCCCTTTATCAGATAATTTGAACTAGTTAAAAAATGAATAATGGAAAGTGAGGTGTAAATCATATGGGAAGACCTAAAGAGCCAATCGATTTAGTAATGTTGAAAGGAAATAAACATTTAACAAAAGATGAAATTGAAGAAAGAAAAAATAGTGAGGTTAAAGTTGATACAGATGATGTTTTTGCACCTCCTACTTTGAAGGGTAAAAAACTAAAAGACAGATTTAATTATTTAGCAGAGCAATTATTGAATGCAAGTATCATGACTAATTTAGATGTAGAAGGACTTGCGAGATATGTAACGTTAGAAGAGCAATATAATAAAATAACTAAGGCTATATCTAAGGTTGATATATTAAGTGATGATTATGACAAATTACTAATCAAACAAGGTAAAATATTTCAGATGCTTGATAAAGCTAGTAATGAGCTATGTCTCAATATTATTAGTAGATGCAAGGTTAGTATTCCAAAAGTAGAAGAAAAGAAGATAAATAAATTTAATAAATTCAATAGTGGAAGTGTTGCCAAATGATAGATAGAGTAACACGGTACGCCAATGATGTTTTAGAAGGAAGGCTAATAGCTGGGGAATCAGTTAAACTTGCATGTAGAAGACATTTAGATGATTTGGAAAAATCTAAACTTGCACCTTTTAAATATAAATTTGATATTGAAAAGGCTGAAGAAATTATAGATTATGCTAATACATTGGTTATTAATGAAGGTGAAGAGATTATAAATCTTACCTGCTATCCGTTTCAAGAATTTATTCTAGGTTCATTAATTGGTTGGGTGACTAAAGAGCATGAATATCGCCGTTTTCGTAGTAGTTATATACAACTCGGAAGACAAAATGGAAAAAGTTTTTTAAATGGTATATTAGGAACTTATTTAGGTAACTTTTCTGGATATAGAAATGGAAAAATATTTTGTGTTGCTACAAAACATGACCAAGCAAAGATTGTTTGGGATGAAATGAATAAATTTATACAAGGTGATGAAGATTTACAAGAGTTATTCGCTGTTAAAGAGTATGAAAGTACAATAGTTTGTAATGATACAGGAACAGTTATAAAAGCACTTGGGCGAGACACAAAATCACTAGATGGATTTAGACCATTACTGGCAATAATTGACGAATATCATGCTCATAAGGACAATCAAATGTATAAGCTTATGGAAGGTGGTCAGAAAAAGATAAAACAAAGTTGCATTTCAGTTATAACTACTGCTGGTTTCGAAATTGATGGAGCTTGTCATAAGATGTACAAGTATTGCAAGCAAGTTCTTGAAGGTATAGAAAACAATGATACTAAGTTTATATACATAGCTGAAATGAATGAAGAAGATGAAAAAGACAATCCTGAAAATTGGATAAAAGCTAACCCTATACTAGAATATGATAGAGAAGCTTTAGAAAATTTAATACCAGTTTATAAAAGTGCTAAAGCAATGGGAGGTAAGGATTGGAACGACTTTCAAACTAAACAACTTAATATTTGGATAGAATTTACTGAGAAAAAATTTATGAATATGACAGCATTTCATAAATGTGAATGTGATTTAACTTTAGAAGATTTTAGAGGGCATGAATTTATATTAGGTTTAGATGCTAGTTCTGGTGGAGATTTAAGTTCAGTTGTATTTGAATTTACATTCTTAAAAGATAATGAGAAAAAATACTTTGTTCATCATCATAGTTTTTTACCAGCAATGAGAATAAAAGAACATGAACAAACAGATGCTGTTCCTTATGAATATTGGATAAAAAAAGATTTGGTGACTAAAACGACTGCATTAGGTGGTATTAAAATAGACTATAAGGAAATTTTAAAATATGTAAGAGAGCAGATTAGAAAATATAATTTGAAATTGAAGTATATTTGTTATGACCAAGCTAATGTATCAGCTTTTCTGGTAGATTTAGAAGAGTTTGGTGTTGATTGCTTTGACATTTATCAAAATAGTAAATCACTAAATGATGCAACCATGGATATAAAATATGAAGTAGAGGCAGGTAACATATATTTTAATAGAAATGATGAATTACTATGTTGGGCTATGAATAACTGTGAATTAACTCCACCTAAAAATGGAAAAGTTATGTTAGATAAAAATTCTAGATTTAAAAGAATTGATCCTATAGCTGCATGGGTAGATGCACATAAATTTAGTATGAGAAATGAACCAAAACCGATAGTATTAACAGAAGATTATATTAAATCATTCTATTCTTAGAGTAAATGAGGGGTGAAAGTGAATAAAATAAAGTTGATTTTTAATAAAATAAAGGAATTTATATGTAGTAATGATGTTGAATTAGCTGGACTCATTAGTGCTTTTTTTATTGTTTATGCAAGTTTTTTAATTAATAAAATACTAGCATTCTATGTTTTGGGATTTATATTTGGTGGACTAGCGATATTTTTATTAAAATATCCTAAAAAATAATAGTGGAAGGGGGGTGACAAATAAGATATGGGATTATTTAAGAATAGATTTAAGCAACAAGAAATTAAAAATCAAACATACTCTCTATCAGATAAAAATTTATTAAGTTTATTAGGTATAGATAGCAACACTATTAATTCTAATATATTAGGGGAAGTAATATTTTATACTTGCTTAGATTTCTATTGTAAATCTGTAAGTAAGCTAAGTGAATATAAATATTCTTATGATGCTTTAAAAGGACAAGAGAGAATAATTGATACAAGCTTGGATAGTATATTAAATCTTGAACCAAATCCTTACATGAGCGCTAAGACATTTAAATCTTGTGTAGAATTACAGAGAAACTTCTATGGAAATGCGTATGTTTGGAACAAATTTATTAATGGAAAATTAGATTCTAGATGGATTCTAGACAGCGAAAGTGTAACTGTATGGCAAGATAATGAAGGTTTATTCGATAATGCAAATAGTTTATGGTACATATGGTACGATAAAAATAATGGTGGTAAGAAATATATATTTAGTTCAGATGAAATTAGCCACTATAAAACTGATATGACATGGGATGGAATAATGGGCATTGCTGTTAAGGATGTATTATCTATGCAATTAGATACTTTAAGACAGGGAGAATCCTATATAAATAAATTATATAAAAGTGGAATGTTTGGAGACAAAATATTGCTTCAATACACAGGGGATTTAGATTCTAGTGCTAAAGATGAACTAGTAAAAGGTGTAGAGAGGTATGGGAATTTAAATAGTTCTAAGTTTTTACCTTTACCTGTTTCAATTAAAGCAGATTTATTATCAATGAAGCTCTCAGACGCTGAATTTTCTGTAATATCAAATACAAATGCATTACGAATTGCTGGAGCATTTGGTTTAAGTCCAAATATAATTAATGATTATTCTAAATCTAGTTATGCAAATTCAGTATCACAGCAAATGGATTTTTATGTGAATTCACTTTCGCCAGTCTTACAGATGTATAAGCAAGAAGATACAAGAAAATTAGTACCAAGGCCAATTAGAGATAAGGGCATATTTTTAGAATATAGCACAAAAGAATTATTTAAATTAGATCCTTCAGCACATATGGAGTATTTAGTAAAGGGTTCTAATAATGGATTGATAAAAATTAATGAAGCTAGGGAAGAATTAGGCTATAACTATGTAGATGGAGCAGATATTCTAGTCATGAATGGTAATTTAGCACCACTTGATATTATTAAATCAGGTGCAAATTATAATAAAAATTCTACTGTAGGAGGTGATAATGTAAATGAAAAATAAATGTATAGAATTTAAAAATAGTGTTAATGAACAATCAGTATATTTTTATGGTGATATTGTATCTGATGAATGGGGAAAATGGACTGATACTGATACCTGTCCACAGGATATATTAGATATTCTAGGTCAGATTGATGAAAATCAACCGCTAAATATTTATGTAAATAGTGGTGGTGGCTCAGTATTTGCTGGTATGGCTATGTATAATATGTTAAAAAGATGTAAGAATCAAAAAACTGTATACATAGATGGTTTAGCAGGTTCTATTGCATCAGTCTTAGCTATGGTTGGAGATAAAATTGTAATGCCAAGTAATAGTTATTTAATGATTCACAATGCTTGGAGTGGTTGCCAAGGTTCTGCTCAAGATATGAGAAAAATGGCTGATACATTAGATAAAATAAGTGAAGGTATACTGAATGTTTATCAGGAAAAGTTAGTTGAGGGTGTTGATATAAACACAATTAAACAATTAATGGATGAAGAAACTTGGTTAACTGGAATTGATGCAAGCAAATATTTTAATATTGAACTTATTGAAGCAAATAAAGCAGTTGCATATTGTGGAGATATTTTAAATTATAAGAATATACCAGATGAAATTAGAAATAAATTAAATGCTAAATTACATTCAGAAGAAAATGTTGAAGAGGATAGTAAAAGTGAAGCTAATGATAATAAAAATGAAGAGTTAGAATTATTAGAGTTAGCAAAAGCAAAATTAAGATTAAAATTAATGTAATAACACCTTGAAATGATATATAGGTGTTATTTTTATATCCAAATTTAAAAACAAAACAAAATTTAAGAATAAGTGAGGTATAAATATATGAAATTATCAGATGAATTAAAGGCACAATTAGCACAATTAAAGGAAGAAGCAAAGGTGTTAGCTGTAAAAGATGGAGTTAAGGCAAATGAAATAAATGCTAAGGCAGATGAAATTGATGTTATAGAAGCAAAAATTAGAGTTCAAGAACAATTAGAGGCTGATGAAAAATCAGAAATTGAAAATAAAACTAAGAATATTGATTACAAGGGAGATGTAAAAGAAGTGAGTAATAAAAATTTAGAATTAAAAGTATTTGCAAAAGTAATGAGTGGTAGACCAGTTACAGAAGAAAATGAAGTTAAAGCTTTATCTAGTTTAACAGATAAAGATGGTAAGTTATTAATTCCAGTTGATGTACAAACAGCTATAAATATATGGCTTAGAGATTATACAGACATGGCACAATATGTACAACATGAATCAGTTTCAAATCCTAGTGGTTCAAGAGTCTATGAAGTTGAAGCAGATGCAGTACCTTTCGAAGATGTTGCCGAACTAACATCGATTCCAGATATGGGTTCACCAGAATTTCAAAAAATTACATATGATTGTAATAGATATAAAGGAATGCTACAAATTCCTAATGAACTTTTAGAGGATGAAGCTGGTGGGTTATTAGCTTATATTTCACAATGGATTGCAAAGAAACAAGTTGCGACTAGAAATATAATGGCGTTTTATGGAACAGGTGCTAAAGCTGATGGGTTCTTAGGGATGACCACAGGTGGAATTGTTGTGGATAAAACATTAACTGCTCCAGTTACCTTAAAATACATAGATAAAGTATTAAATGTTACTTTACCAATGGCTATTAGCAGAAGTTCTGAATGTAGAATATACACAAATCAAACTGGTTTTAATTATCTTTTATCATTAGAAGATAAGCAAGGTAGAAAATTCTTACAACAAGATGTTACAAATCCAGCGATTTACAGATATTCTGGAAAAGAAATAGTTGTGTTCGATGATAAACAATTAAAGAATGAAACTATTGATACTAAAGATCAATTTCCGATCCTAATAGGAAACATGAAAGAAGCCATGAAGATGTTTGAATTAAAAGGATTTATAGTTGAATCTGACAGAAGTATTTATTTTGATAAAGATGCAACAGGAATGAGAGTAAAAGGCGCTTTGACTACTAAGTTATTTGATAAAAAGGCTGTAGTTGCAGTTTATTCTCCAGAAGTAGCATAATTTAGATTTATATTGGGGTAACAGAGGATTTTAAATAGTCTTCTTGTTACTCTTTTAAGAAAGGGTGACGCTATTGATAGTAAATTTAGAGGAAGTGAAGGCATGGCTTAAAGTAGATTCTGATGAAGAAGATTCAGATATACAATTATTAATTGATTCTGCGGAACTATATTTAAAAAATGCGACAGGTAAAATATTTGACAGTAATAATGCATTGGCAAAGTTATATTGTAGAGTTCTCATAAGTGATTGGTTTGAAAATAGAGGTTTAATGGTTGATGGCAAAACAACAGATAAAGTAAGATTTACACTTCAATCTATTATGATGCAATTGCAGTATAGCAGTTAGCAGGTGATGTAAATGAATAGTAGTGATTTAAAAGAGAGAATAATAATATCGGAATATCTTGGAGAAGTACAAAATTATAATGGTTTTGATGAACCTCAATATGATGATGAATATTATTCTTGTTGGAGTGGACTTAAACAAGTAAGTGGTAAGGAATTTATAGCTGCAAAGGCTACTAATTCTGAGAATATAGTTACATTTACAGTACGATATTGTAATAAAACAAAGGTCTTATTAGAAGTAGGAGCAACTAAAAAATATAAAGTGATCTATAAAGAAAAAGATTATGATATTATATTCTGTTCAGATTACAATAATCTACATCAATGGATTGATATAAAGGCAGAGGTTAAGGGGTGAGTATATGAGTAGTATAGAATTAGAAGGTTTTGAGGAATTAGAAGCATTACTTCAAGATATGACACTTACTGAAGCTGATGAAAAGAAAGCAATGAAAGCTGGTATTGATGTAATTTACAAGGCAGTTGAGAGTAATACGCCTGTTGGCGAGACAGGAAATATGAAAGAAAAGATCAAAGAAAAAGTTAGCAAAGATGATTTTTCAATAGGTAGTGTAAAAAACATATGAAAAATCAATTCAACTACCATTTAATGTTAAGTTATGTTTGCTAGTTGCCCTTGACACAACTAAAGATAAATGGTCTTAGGAAGTTAAGGACGGGTGAATGATAATTTTGAACATGACTAATAGACCCGCCTATTGAGATATTTTACCATTTATCTTTGTGGGCGTGTCAAGGGTGCGTTTCACCAACTGCTTTAGATCATTAGGCAGTTATTGTACAGTTATTAAGGACAAAGTCTTGAGATAATTCAATGAATTTGCACCATCTAGTAGGCATGTTGGACATTGACTCTAACTCTTCAAGGATTACAGGAGTTTTGCCTTCAAGGGCAGAATGTGGTCTTAAAAAGTTAAAGTATGCAACAAACATAGTTACAAATGCAACCGACCCGTTAGGACTTCCGAAGCCAGTAGTAGCTCTATAATTGCCTTTAAAGGTTCGGTTAAGACGTTCAATAATTTGCTTCAATGGCCTATATTCTTTTGAAATTTCATCTTTATTGGTTAAGCCTATAACTTGAGTAACATCGAATTTTATACTATGGCTTGCAAAGAAGTGCTGTGCAAGAAGATATATAGGGTTACCATCAGTTATAAGATTAAGATCTTCAGGTATTTCTTTTAACTTACTTAGAACATCATCGATGGCTTTTACAGCCGTTTCGGTATCTCTATGTGGTGATACTCTGTAAGATAGAATAATCTTTTTAACAGCATCAAAAAAGAAGAAAATATAGTTCCACTTACCGTTAACTTTTATGTAGGTTTCATCGCCGCAGAAAGAGTCAGAAAGTTTATAATCGTAGTTATCTATAAATGGCTTAACTACAATTGAAACGGCATTAACATAGTTTAAAATTGCTTGATGAGATATTTTAATATCATGAATATCTTTAAGCAATGCAGCTGTCTTTCTGGAAGATAAACCGTAGTTAACGTAGTAAGTTAGAATAAGTCCTAAGGTGTAAGAAGAAATCATAATGTTTGGAAGAGAAACCTTTGATTTTACCGGACTTTCTTTAGAAAGTGGCTTAAAGTCAAAAGTGAAATCTCTAAATATGTATCTAACTTTGAACTTACCAGGATTCTTCTTAAAATCTTGTTTTTCAGATTTTGTCATTGATTTAAGATTATTTTGGTAAAAAGAGCAATTATCATTCTTACACTTATAAACGTAGAAATCCTTACGCGCCTTGATTCTTTCAAGTGTTTTACTGCAGTGAGGACATCTTAACACTATGGATTTCTGATAGTAATTTTTAGGATTGAATGTGGTATCACAGACTTTGCAAAGATATTGTCCTCGGCCTCCGTTATTATCGTAAAGATAGGTATGTGGAGCACCACACTTAGGACAGATAACATCCTTAGGAGCTAACGCTTTGTTTTTGCGAGGTTTCACAGGAGCAAATTCTTTGCCGTGCTTAAACTCATATTCAGCTATTAGAAGCTTATAGTTAAGTTTTTCGGGAACATCAAAGATTGGTTGATCATCTACTTGAAGCTTTCGGTATTCTTTCTTAACAGGTTCGTCCGAAATGCTTTTAAGCAAGTTTTTGCCAACCAGCAAAGTCATGAGATACTTTATAATTTCAATAAGATAAATTACAGTTTCAAGAAGAAACTTATTAATCATGGTAATAGCTTGCCTCCTTTTTTAGTTCAGTGTTTTTGTTTTGCAAGTATAAAATATCTTAACTTTTTGGGGGTGGCAAGTTATTTATATAAAAAATAAGAAAAATTAAAGGGTTGCTGCCTTAGTTAGATAAAAAACTTTGACAGTACCAGATAAAAAACTTTGACAGTACCTTTCAATAACAGGGGAGGTTATTATGGGTGCTTGGTATACAGGGTTTGAAGAGTTTGGGACAAGTCAAAATAAAAAGCATGTTGGATTTGTAGAAAGGTCTGTAAATAGTTCTCAAAATGAGGCTTTAGAAGTACTAGCAAAAGGATTATTAAAGTAGAGGTAGTGTGATGGTTAATATTAAGAAGTTAATGAAAGATACATTATCAAATACTGATATATTGAACTTAACAACTGATAAGAAAGTATATTTTTTACATGCAGAGAATCCGAAACCACCATATGTTGAGTATGAAATATTCGATGAGAATGGTGAAGAATGGGCAGAGAATAAAGAGATAGCAACTAATTATTATGTACAAGTTGATATATTCAGCGAAAAAGATTATACAGATTTAGAAAATAAAATTAAAGAAATTATGATTAACGCTGGTTTTAATAGGAGTATGTGCGCTGATTTATATGAAAATGATACACAGTTATTCCATAAAGCTATGCGTTTTTTTATTACACTGAACAATAATTAAAAATATTAAAATTTAAAAAATAGAAAGAGAGTGATTATTATATGGCTATAATTGGTTTAGAAAAATTATATTATGCAAAAATTACGAAAGATGATTCCACAGGGTTAACATTTGATACACCTATTTATTTACCAGGAGTAAAAGAAATTAAAATTGCACCAAAATCAAATACTGAGAAGTTATATGCAGAAAATAAGGTCTGGGAGCAAGCAACAACATTAGAAGACATTGAAGTTACTGTAAATGTAGCAGATTTAACTAATGCACAATCTGCTGATTTATTAGGGCAAACAGTGGCAACAGAAGGTGGAACATTTGCCTCATCTGATGATATAGCTCCATACATAGCTTTGCTTTATGTTGCAAATAAATCTAATGGCAAAAAGAGATATGGAATTCTTTATAAGGGAAAGATGGAATTACCAGATGATTCTAGTAAAGGTCAAGAAGGAAAAGTTGATTACCAGACACCAGAAATGAAATCAACGTTCCAACCATTGCAAAATAATGGAATGTGGAAATATAACGTAGATGAGGATGATCCAAATTGTCCAGCGGATATTGAAACTAAATTCTTTGAAGGTGTAATAGTTCCAACTAAGAAAGTTGTTACACCTTAGTTAAATTAAAGCTCTCATAATAATTGAGGGCTTTTCTAATTAAAAAATATGAAGAGGAGTAATGTAAATATGTTAGATAAAACTAGAAAATTAATGATTGGTGAAAATGAGTACACATTTAAAATGACCAATAGAACAATATTAAAAATAGATGCTAAGTATGGAAATTATGGAACTGTATTGCAAGGGATCATGGAAGGAAAAGAATTTATAACAAATGCGTTAAAATTATTAAGTTGCTGTTGCTTAGAAAAAGAGTTTGGATATGAAGAATTAACAGACTTATTAACACCTCGTCAACTTAATAATGGTGAAATAGCAACGTTTGTAACTAACTTATATTTTGATTATATAGGGATTAATGATACAAAAGATAATAAAGAAACCAATAAATCTAAAACGGAAAAAAACTAAATGACCAGTCAAAGAATCCATATGAGATTAATTTTGACTGGCTTTTTTATATTTGTAAAGTACATTTGAATTTTACAAAAGATGAATTTATGGAGAGTACACATGCTGAAATATATAAAATGTGGATGAATCATGTGAAATTTAATGGATGGAAAATAGAAGATAAAGATAATGAAAATAAATCTAATAAGGAACGTAGAGTTTATATAGACGAAATAACATTTTTATAGGAAGGGGGTAAAAGTAATTGAGTGATTTAGAAAAGCTAATAAAAGCTAAGGTTGTCTTAGACGACACTGGCTATAATTCGAGTATTAAAGGAATCAATAGTAGTTTAAAAGAAGTTCAATCTGAATTTAAATTAGCTAGTGAAGGATTAAAAACATTTGGAGCAACTAGTGATAAGTTGAAATCAGCTCAGGATGCACTATCTAAACAATTTGATTTACAGTCCAAAAAGGTTGATACATATAGACAGGCAATGGAAAAAACTAATAGTAAAATGCAAGAAAACATAACTGAAAGAGATAAGTTAAAAGCTAGTTTAGAAAGTGCTAATGCAAAATACCAAGAAGCAATTCAATTGTATGGTAAAGAATCTGAACAGGCTAAGAATGCTAAAAAATCTGTTGATGAATTAGCAGAAGAATATAAGAAAAAAGAAAAAGCTATAGAATCTAATGCTAAGCAAATTCAAAATTATCAAACCAATATGAATAAAGCTGAAACTGAAATGGTTAAAACTCAAGGTGAGCTTAAAAAAATAAATGATGAGTTAGATAAAAGTAATAATAAATGGATTAATGCTAGTAAAGGATTGAAAGAGAGTAGCGATAAGTTAAAAGATTTCGGTGATAAAGCTAATAATGTTGGTAATGGTATATTAAAATTAACAGCACCTTTGACTGCGGCAGGAATAGCAGGAGCTAAATTCAGTATGGATTTTAGTGATGGTATGGCTAAAATTTCAACGGTAGCAGATACAACTAATATAACGTGAGTTCGATGGAAAAATTTAATGGATAAAAAATCCCATCAAAATGTTTTATTATATAAGTGCGACCAAATAAATAAAACAAAGGATGGGATTTTATGCAAAACTTATTAGTGGAAATATTTTATGATGTAGACAATTTTTGTATTGGATTTGAAAATTACTGTAAAAGTCATTTCCTAACGGAAAATAGCGACCGCAAATTTGCAATGATTAAAAGTAAAACTTTATCATTAAGCGAAGTTATGACAATAACTATCTACTTTCATTTGTCAAATTACAGAACTTTTAAATCATACTATATTGAGCATGTGTCTACTGTTCTCAAACCGTATTTTCCTAAGCTTGTGAGCTACAATAGGTTTGTTGAATTAATGCAACAATCATTAGTTGCACTACTATTATACATGATGAAATTTAGAACTGGCAAGTGCACAGGAATTTCTTTTATAGATTCTACAACTTTGAATGTATGCCATAATAGAAGAATACACTCTCATAAGGTTTTTAAAGGAATTGCAGAACGTGGTAAAAGTTCAACGGGCTGGTTTTATGGTTTTAAGCTTCATCTTGTCGTTAACGATAAAGGGGATATTCTCTCTTTTTATCTAACTCCGGGAAATGTAGATGATAGAGAAATTAAGACTATAGAAATATTAGCAAAAGATTTATTTGGAAAACTTTTTGGTGACAAAGGTTATTTATCTAAAAAGATCTCCGATATTTTGTATTCCAAAGGTATTCAGCTTATAACAAAGATAAAGAAAAACATGAAAAATAAATTAATGTTAATGGAGGATAAAATTCTTCTTAGGAAAAGAGCTATCATTGAAACAATAAATGACCAACTAAAAAATATATGTCAGATAGAGCATAATCGACATAGAAGTTTTACTAATTTTGCGGTTAATATAGTTTCAGGATTGATTTCGTATAGTTTTCTTCCTAAGAAACCTTCTCTTAAGTTGGACAAATATCTAACTATGGAATAATTGGAATATCGAACCACAAGATTATAAGGATACTTTTTTTGCTTTTTTTCATAACCATATTTACCCATAAAATATTCTAGCTTTTCGAACTCACGTTAATATAAGTTTAGATGACCTTGGAAAAGGTGTTATTGATTTAAGTAATATGTCTGGAGAAAGCTTTGAAACTATTCAGGATGGTATGTATGATACCATTTCATCAGGAGTAGATGCTGGAAAATCTGTAGAGTTTCTTACTACAGCAGTTAAAGCGGCAAAAGGTGGATTTACAGATACTGCAACATCAGTTGATGGATTAACAACAGTTCTTAACTCATACGGATTGAAGACTGAAGAAGTAACTGATATAGCCAATCAGATGTTTATTGCTCAAAATCTAGGTAAGACGACTTTCGGGGAGATGTCATCTAGTATAGGACAAGTTGCGGCAACATCTAGTGCATTGAAAGTTAGTACAAAGGAATTATTTAGTTCACTTGCTGTATTAACTGCCAATGGTATTAAAACTAGTGAAGCTATAACAGGCTTAAAAGCGGCTTATTCTAATATAGCAAAACCTTCAGATGAAGCGGCTAAAATGGCACAAAAGTTAGGAATAGAATTCAATACTGCTCACTTACAAAGTGTTGGATGGGGTAAATTCTTAGATGAAGTTAAACAAAAGACTAATGGTAATACTGAAGAGTTGTATCAGTTATTTGGATCTGTTGAAGCTGTTAATACAGTCTTAACTATGACAAGTAGTCAAGGTATGGATTTGTACAGCCAAAGCATGGAACAAATGACCAGTAATACAACTGCGTTAGATGAAGCCTTTAATAAAGTAGATGATACTGCTGGAAATAAAATGCGCAAAAATTTCAATGAGTTAAAAAATGCAAGTATTCAATTAGGAGATGCATTAGCACCAGTGATGGGGGAAATAACCAATGTTATAGGTGGGTTAACATCAACTTTAGAAGGTATGGATAAAGAACAACTAAAAACTATTGCAGATGTTGTAATGTTCAGTACTGCACTTGGTGGGATTCTTAAAGTAGTTGGTGGAGTATCTAGTGGAATTGGAACTGTTATGAATGTAGCATCTAAATTATCTGGTGCCTTAGGAACTGCAACAGTAGCAACTGAAGGTGTAGCAGAAGCCGGTGTTGTAGCAGGAGGTACTGGTGGACTTGGTGCTTTAGCTACAGGTTTAGGCGGTGCAGTAGTAGCGGCGACACCATATATTGCAGTAGCTGGTGCAGTTGCGTTAGCTGGATATGGAATATATAAAGGATTAACTCAAGAAGTTGTACCTTCAGTAGATTTATTTGCGGATAAAGTTGAGTATACTTCACAGACAGTTCAAACTGAGTATGGAGCAATGACTCAAAATGTTGCTACTAATACTGTAAAAATAAGTGATGCTACTAAAGAAGCAGTAAAATCATATTTAGATATGGATGAAGGTGCAAAGAGTAGTATACAAGATTTGTACATAAATAGCCAAACAATCACAGGTGAGATTGCAACTGATACTAAAGCTAAATTCGATGGTATGACTCAGAGCGTTATACAAGGATATGAAAAGCAAAAGAATGATAGTGTAGCTAAGTTACAAGAATTATTCGCACAACAAAATACTATTACTAGTACAGAACAAGCTGAAATAATGCAAAAGACAACAGAATTTTATACTAATAAGCAAACGCAAACTCAGCAATATGAAGATCAAATTAATCAAATAATTCAGAATGCGGCAAATAATCATAGAACTTTAACGAGTCAAGAAGTAACTGATATAGGAGAATTGCAAAATCAAATGAAAGAAAATGCAGTAAAATCACTTTCTGATAATGAAGTTGAAGCACAGGTTATTTTACAGCGTATGAAGGATTATGATGGGAGAATTACTGCTGAACAGGCAAGTGAGCATATTCAAAAATTAAATGAAAGTAGAGATGGAGCTATTAAAGCTGCTAATGATGAATATGACCAAACAGTGGCAACAATAATTAAGCAACGTGATGAGGTGGGGGCTATAACATCAGAACAAGCTGATAAAATGATAGCAGATGCAACCAAGCAAAGAGATGATACTATTCAAAAAGCACAAGAAACTCGTGATGGAGCGGTTGAGAAAATAAAAGGAATGAATAGTGATCTTGAAAATAGTGTAGATACAAGTACAGGTAAGATATTAACCTGGTGGGATAAATTGAAAAATTGGTGGAGTAGTTGGATTCCATCGTCAAAAACTTTTGCCTATAATGTAAGTGGAAATGCTTCAGATATAGATGTATCAGATGCAGACCAGTTAACAATTGGGGAACACTGGACAGGTGGAGTTATGGAAAACTCAGGTTTAACTACGCTCCATGAAAAAGGATATGAAGTTTATCAACTCAAGGCTGGGACACGTATTTATAATCATGATGCAAGTGAAGATTTAGTCTTAAAAACTGCTGAAAGTGTAGCTAATAAAGTGGCTAGTAATATTGCACAGAATTCTTATGGTGGTGGAAGTCCTCAGCAAATTAAAGTCGAAGTACCTGTAATTTTAGATGGAAAAGAAATTGCGAGAGTATCAACTCCATATATAAGTAGTAACTTAGCATTTAGCTCAAGTAGAAAGAGGTGGTAGAATGAATTTTATATTTTATAACAATGTAGATAGCAGAGACTTAGATTTAATAATAGAAAATGTTCCAATAGTTCCTGCGACTAATATTGAATATGAAACAATAGAAATTGACGGTGGAGAAAATCTTACTAGGATAAAAGGTTTTAGTGATATATCATTAAGTTTTGACTTTTGGTACAAAGCCGATAATGATGAATACTTTATGAAGAAAGCTTTGATTGATAATTGGTTGCTTAATACAAAATCTAAAGAACTTTTTTATAGTGCAGATGAGAGTAAAACATATAAAGTTAAACAAATCAAAATAAGTGAAACTAAAACTAGTAGTAGAATTATAAGACGTTTTACTGCAACCTTTATCTGTAATGGACTAAAATACATGACTAGTGGATTAAAACCTAAAAATATAGTAACAAGTGAAACAACAATAAATAATTTTGGTACATATGAATCAAGGCCACTGATAAAGATTTATGGAAGTGGAAACATAACTGTGAGTATTAATAGTTCAAATTTCACAATAAAAAATGTAGTTGATTATGTGACAATAGATTCAGAAATAAAAGAATGTTACAAAGATAATATTAATTTTGGAAGAAATATGACTGGAGATTATCCGGTCTTTTTTATTGGAAAAAATACAATTTTATGGAGTGGAAATGTAAGTAAATTAGAGATCACTCCAAGATGGAGGTGTTATTAATTGATTAGATTATTTAAAAATAATGAAACAGATTTTTCTCATAATGAAACTGTGTTAAGTGAAGTAATTTCTTGTAAGGTTACTGAAGAGATAAATGAAGATTATACGATGGAATTAGAATATCCATTGGAAGACACTAAAAATATTTCTAGTAATTTAGTAACTGCTTCAATAATTTCTACTCCAACGATTGATAGTAGGGATAATCAGCAATTTAGAATAATTCAAAAGGAAACTAACTCTAATTCTATTATTGTTCAGAGTCAATCTAAGTTATTGGCTGATTTGAAGGAAAATAGAGTTAGAGCTATGACTATTGTAGGAAAGACTAGAAAAGAAGCTATACAAATTATATTAGGTAGTGCTTTAGATCCTCATAATTATAAAGTTGGTAACTTAGATACAAATACTAACACCAATGTGATATTAGAAGTTAAAGAAGGAAATTTACTAAGTGCCATTATAGGTTCAGAGAATAGTGTTTTATCTGAATATGGTGGAGAATTTATAGTGAGCAATGACACTATAGATATAGTTAATCAAAGAGGGGAAGACAATGGTGTTGTTATTGAATATGGTAAAAATATATCTTCAATAAAAGAAACTATAGATTTAACTGATTTGGCAACTGTTCTTATACCTAAGTCTGGTGATTATAGGTTACCGGAATATCAAATTGTAAGTTCTAATGTTGGAGCATATGAAAAGAAATATTATCGAGATGTTGAATTAAATCTAAATATTTGGGATGGAACTAATACAAAAGATGAAAAACAAATTACAGTTGAAGAAGCATATAGGCTTATGAGAGATACTTGCAACAAGATGTTTAGTGAGGATAAAGTAGATCAAATAACATTTAACTATGTTATAGATTTTATAGAACTGAGTAAAACAGAAGAATATAAAAATTATAAAGCTTTAGAGAATGTAAATTTAGGGGATACGGTTTATATCAAGCATAAGAAGTTAAATCTAGATTTACAAGGTAGAGTTAATAAAATCAACTATACAGTAAATTCTGAAGGAATAACAACAATAGATAAAGTTGAAATTGGATTTGCTAGAAAAAATATAACTGACATTATAAGTGATACAGTAAAGCAAATACAGTTTACTAAGCAAGAAATAATTTTACAAGTCTCAAATTCTGAAAAAAAGATAAATGCAAGACTAGATATACAGGAAGAAAAGATTGATGCAGTAGTCGAACAGGATGGAACTGGAATGGGATGGGAGTTAAGTAAAAATGCATTTAAGGTAGCTTGTGTAGGTGCTAGTAGTGCATATGTAATAATAGATGTGGATGGTTTAGAAGTTCATGATGGTAAGTTTAGACTTTATAAAGACTCTAAGTTAGTCTTTTATGTTAATGCAAACGGAAGATGTACTGCTGATGGTGGCTTTGTTGTAGATGATGGAGACGCAAACTATAAGCTAGATAAAAATGGTCTAAGTATGACTAATGAGAATGGATATACAAGTAGAATTTATGTGGCAGACGATGCAACCACTTTAGTTGCTGATGATGATTTTGAAATCACCAATACTTTAAATGTAAAAGATAGTGCTAGATTCAGAGCTTACACTAGATTTTATAGTAGTGTAGATTTTGATAATGACAATATAAATATAGGCTCTAAAACTTTAAAAGAGTATATAGAGAATGTAGTAAATAATATGTAAAAGAAAGGCGAGGTGAATAAATGTCTATATTTGATTCTTTGAGTTTTGACATAGATTTAAAACTTGAAAATTCTCCAATATATTATAAATGCAAACAAAACGATACAATTACTTTTAGCTTTAATGTTTATGATAATGGGTTGAGCGCAGATTTAACAGGATTTTCATGTATATTAAATGTTAATAAAGCTAATATGGGATATGAAATTAGAGATACTGACATAACTATAACCAGCAACAATATAAGAGTGAAGTGTCCATCTAGCACAACACAATTCTCAGGAGATATAAAATTTGAGATAAAGCTAATTGATCGTATAAATAATTTACAAAAGACAAGCTTTGATATATTTGTAAAAGTACAAAATTCTATTTTAGCTAGTTCTAATGGTAATATCCCATCAGTAATAATTACACCATTGGAACACTTAGATGAAAGCTTAAACCAAATAGCAGGTAAAATAGTAGAAGCAAATGCAATGAATGCCACACTTATTAATACAAAAAACTCTGCTAATAGTACTAATACAATTTTAAATACTACTATTAACAATGCAAAAAACACTACAAGCAATTTAAACAATGCGATAGATGAAGGTAATAATGTTATAGATAAATTAGCTAATACAAATTGGGCGTATATAGAATGGATAGGATCTATAGTTGAAAAGTTAGCAATTGGAACTTTAGATGATGAAAATGGAACGCCTTTAGTAGATGAAAATAATGAACAATTTATAGGATAGGAGATGATGTAATAAATGGGATGGAAAATAACTGATAAGTTTTTAGTAGATCCACAGGATAACGATTCAGTACCTTTTGATCAAGGTGGAATTGTAAGAAGAAGCACATGGGGGAAGATAAAAGATTATATATTAGGAAATGCATCACTTGTAACAACTGATAAAACAGTTCGTGGGGCAATAAATGAAGTTAATACATCATTGTCAGAAAGGGTGAAGCGATCAACAGCAGATATAACATATTATGTTTCACCAACAGGAAATGATTCCAATGATGGATTAACTAGCGGAACAGCATTTAAAACAATTCAACATGCTATAGATTCTTTACCACAAATTATGAACAATATAGCGACAATTAATGTTGCAAGTGGAACTTATAATGAAGTAGTGATTATTAGTGGCTTTGCAGGTAAAGGTTCTATTAAATTAAATGGCGGAACAAATTTAAATACAGCAGTTAATTATATAATAAATAATCTATCAATTTTAAAGTGTACATGTAATGTTACTGTTGTTGGTTTTATATCAGCTATAACAAATGGAAACAGCTTTTATATTAGTGGGTGTGTAAATGCTGTATTAAATTATTGTATTGATACAGTATTAGCAATATCAAAACAAGGAATTTTCTGTGAATATTCATTTGTTATAATATATGGTTGCCAAATATCTAACAAAGATCATGGTATATTTGCTTCAAATTCTGCAACTATATTCAGTAATTCTAATACAGGGACTGGAAATACCTATGGGTTATATGCAAATAATGCAGCTACAATAGGCAAATATGGTACGCAGCCAAGCGGAACAACAGCAGAAGCATCATCAGGTGGAGGTGTAATAAGATAATGAAAATATTAAAAATCAATAATGAACAATTTAAAGCGGATAAAATAATTAAAAATCAAACTGATATATTAGGACAAAATTTAAATGGAAATGAAGTGTTTGCATTTAGAGGAATATCCGATTTTGCTGGATTTACAGTTATAAAAGAAGATGGCGAAGGTTGTGATTTTGATACCTTAGAACCAACTATTGCTGATTTGCAAACACAAATATTTAAATTAACTACACAACTTATTAATGGAGGTGCTTTATAATGGATTGGTTTGAATTTTGCAATGATTATTTTAATTGGGGAATAGCAGATTCCGACAATTTAAAAATATACGTTATAAAAAGTAAGATAACAGCAAATCAATATAAGATTATTACAGGAGTAGATTATGTTGCAACTATTGATTAATAAGAGTGTTTAACTAATATAAAAAATGTTATTAATTTGAAAAGAGATGGCATGTATGGTAACATGAACTTGATTAACACGTTTTAGGGGGGATTGCAAGTATTATGGGAAAAAGACATATTGCTGCATTTGACTATTTAAGAATATTTTTTTGTTTTGCAGTTGTTGCATGGCATACTAATATGCTTGGAGTTACTAACATGCTATATAAAACAGGATCTGTTAACATTTCTTTTATCGATGTAATGTATTATAATGTTTTGTTATTGGCGGTTCCAGTTTTTATGCAAATAGCCTTATATTTATACTTAAAGAATAGGTTAGAAAAACCTAAGTATTTTCTAAGTAGAATAAAATATCTATTTGTTGTATATATATTTTGGACTATTTTATCTACTATAATACTTCAAGATGGAGGTTTTAAAATATCATATTTTAAAGATTGGAAATATATATTAACTGGTGCTCATACTCAGATTTATTTTATTTTTTCTTTAATCATTATGACTATAATTGTTGAAATAATGATTAAATTACAACAATTATTAAGCAACAGAAAATTTATAGCTTTACAAATTATTTTATTAGGTATTAATTTGGCAGTCTTTTTATTTAGGCTACCAATAGAACAATATGTATTAAATAATGAGTATTCATACTTATTATTTTCGTTTTGGGCTCCAACAAACTTTTTACCATATACTTTTTTAACTTTTATTGCAGTCGATCTACAGAAAAAAAATAAAATAAATTTTAATTTAAAGATTATGTGCCCAATATTAATTGTTATAGTTTCTGTTATATATCTAGAATGGCGAAATTTAGTATCACCAATTAACGTTCATTTTGAGATTTTTTTAATGCCAACCTATGGAAGAATATCTGTAATATTATCGACGTTTATTATATTGTTAGTAGCAATAAGTAATGAAATAAGATTTAATTCAATAGTTAAAAAAATTTCGGATTTGACTTTTAGTATTTTTTTAGTCCATTACACTATAATGCTTAAATTACAAGTAGTTTGGCCAGGAATGTATGATAGAGTTAAGACAAGTAATTTCATGATTTTTCTAGCTGTTATGAGTATTTCATTGACAATAGCATATATATTCAATAAATTTAAAATTTTATAGTTTAGAATAAACACTTAAGGACTACATAGTATTTTGTAGTCTTTTTTAATACACAATAGGAGAATAGGAAGTAGTAAATAAAAGGATATAAGCAATAGATTAGCACCAATGAGGTGTTTTTTTATTTAATATTTAAAAATACTGCTTTTAGAAAGATTATATTTATATATGTAAAAAATTACTTGATTTTGAATATATAAAAGAATTTGTATTACGATTGTTGTTGGATTTAACTGGGATAGAAGTTACTATAAATGTAGAGAAAAGAACGCGCGTTCATTTATTATTCAAATTATTTAATAAGGGAGAAATGATAAATGAAAAATTACTTTAAAAAGTTTAGCATAATGTTTATTATGTTGTTAGCAGTTATAGGCGTTGGAGCGATGGGAAATACAACTCAAGTTAATGCAGCGACAATCGGACAGCAGTTAGCATTACCTGAAACAGGGTGGAAAAGATATGATGATTCTGATAGTAGAATACAATATATAGGGACTAATTGGAATAGCTATCTTTCTGGCACATGGGGATATAATGGTTCATCCCATGATGGAATCGAAACAATAAAATTTAAGTTTTATGGAACTAAATTTAGAGTTATTGGTGCAACTAATACATACGGTTCATCAGATATTGATATAAATATTGATGGCACAACATACAATTATTCAGCAAATGCTAATCTTGTTTACAATGCTTTAAATTTTGAAAAGACAGGCCTGCCGCTTGAGATTCATACTGTAACAATAGTTGATAATACAAATAACTCAATGTGGTTGGATGCTATAGATTTAGATGAGACAGGTTATTTAGTGGAATATATAAACATGAACGAATCAATATTACTAGATAGATCAACATTGGATTTGAATATATCAACTTCAAAACAACTAATAGCAACTACAACTCCAGCAGGAGTACAAGTGACTTGGAAATCAAGTGATGAATCAGTTGCAACAGTCGATGAAAATGGAAATGTTACAGGTGTAAAAGAAGGACAAGTAACAATAACAGCAACAATAAATGATGGAAGTAATGCAAGTGCAACATGTACAGTAAATGTAATTCCAAAATCTACTGAACCTCAAGATCCTACAGGTGATGGAACGTTATTTATAGAATTAGTGGATGGAAATATAAAAAGCTATGACGTTTCAAGTCAAGAAGTAACTAACTTTATAAATTGGTATAAAAACAGGGATTTAGATGATTCACAATCACCAGTATATAAATTCAAAAAGGGTAATTACACAGATTATGTAGTACATGATAAAATAGATTGGTTTGAAGTAAGATAAAATTAAATATTTTAGAAATACTAAATAATATCTATTTATAACAGTAAATGAACCAAAAGGCACTTACAGAGATGTAGGTGCCTTTGTTATATAAAAAATTAGGAAAGAAGTGATTTATAAATGAATATTATAGACGAAAATTTAAGTTTTGGTTCAATGACTTGGGGAAATTTCCCTAATATGATTATTGTTCATCATATTGAAGCAGAAGGGGAAAATTGGACAGTTGAACAAATACATGATATGCATAAAACCGAAAATGGATGGGCAGGTATCGGATATCATTATTATATAAGATTAGACGGTTCTGTTTATAAAGGCAGACCAGATAATGCTATTGGTGCTCATTGTCAATGTTGCAATACAAATACTTTAGGAGTTGCATTTGAAGGAAATTACGACAATAGAACTGTGATGCCAGATGTGCAATATAATTCATGGTGTGAGCTTAAAACTTATCTATGTAACAAGTATGGGAATATACCTGTATATGGTCATAGAGAAAAAGGACAAAGTGAATGTCCGGGAAAGAATTTTCCTTTAGATAAAGTAAAGAGTGTTAATATATCGCAAAAAGGCTATGTAGTTACAAATTATTTACCATGTGCCTATGAAGGATATGATGGAATAGATATTAGCTATGTATTATCTTATTTTGATGGCGTGAAGTGTTATGTTCGTGGAAATGCAAAGGGTATATGGATTGAGACGCAATATTTAGATTTAGATAAATGCAATGAACTTAAATCAACTCTGGGAAGTTGGTTTTATGAAATTAAATATTAAGAGGAGAGTGAATTAAATGATAAAATCATTATTAACAATATTAATAAAATTAGTAGAAGCAAAATTAGAGAAAATAGGAATAGAACAAGCTATGATTAAAAATCAAAATTACATAACTGTAGCTAAACAAATATGGAATGAAATTGATGAAACTTTTAGAATAAGTACAAGTATAGAAGAAAAGTTACAATCTAAAACTGATCTATTTGAATCAAAAGTATTAGCTAAGTTTCCTGAATTAAAGAAAGAGGATATTGATTCTTTAAGATTAGCAATAGGTGGAGAAGTTAATCAAGGAAAGCAAGTTGTTTTAGATAATTCAATAATCATAAAACAGTTAACTGATGAAAATAATAATTTAAAAGCTAAGAATAATGAATTAGAAAATAAAATAGCCAGTATTCAAAGTACTGTAGCTATAAATGTTGCTCAATAGGAGGGGACACTATGGAGCAAACAACAATAAATTTAATAAATAGTCTTGGATATCCTATTGCAGTAAGTGTTGCATTAGGATTTTTTATTTATAAAATGTGGAATAGAATAAGTATCACTTTAGATAAAGTAACAGATACTAATAATACATTAGTATTAACTAATCAAAGTTTAATTCAAAAGGTAGATAATAAGATAGATAAAATAGAAGAAAAAGTTGATACTATAGCTGATAAAATGAGCAAATAATACATATAGGGTAATAGTAGGGTAGAGATACTTTATTATTACCCTTTTTTGAGTCACAAAACTAAAATATTGATATATTTGACAAATAATACATGTAATATATAATTAATAGGTACTAGATTATGATAAGGGGAGAAAAAATGAAAAAGAATTGGTATGAAAAAAGTTGGGTGATTCTATTTTTCTTAATTGCCTTTCCCTTAGTGGGGATATATTTAATGTGGAGATATGACCCTTCAAATAAGATAGTTAAAATATTACTAACAATTTTATTTATAACTTGGGCAGTAGCACGTGTAACTTATCGATAAAGAACTTAGTAAAAGTATACAAGCTTTACTAGGTTCTTTTTTTAATATAATAAATATGATAATTCATATAAAAATAGTCTTGTATAATTTACAGGATTATGCTATTATAATAATACAGACAAAGCTAACAGCGATAATAGATAGCGTTAGACTCCCAAGATAATTACAAATTTTTATAGAACGGCTTATTTAACAAGGGTAATACACAGTAGAAATATTGTTTATTATCCTTATTTTTTTCGCTTTTATTTTGGTATAATATATAATAGTTGAATTTGACTAGGAGAGTAATGGTATGAATAAAAAGGTATATGAATTATTAGAAGAGATAAAGCTACAATCAGAGAAAATTAATAATTGGGAGCAAATGACCGATATATTTACTAATGCTATTAAAAGAAAAGGATTGAACAATGAAGAAGTTGAAGAGATAAGTGAGAGAATATCGAGAGAATTTAAGAAGAGTTAGATGATATTAATAGGAGGTGTTCATATGAATGCTAATGCACTTCAAAGACCTTGTACTATATTACAATCAATTGAGGAAAGTTTTAAACAAATAGGAGAATATAAACAAGGAAAAAGACAGTTTAAGTCACTTAAAGAAAGCAAATCGTTATGGGATAAATGGACTAAGGAAGTGGAAGAAGAATGAATAAAGATACTTTTGAAGATCTAATAAAGGCTGGAGAAGAATTTAAAGAAGCTTTGGAATTATCAGATGGTGAAGTTTATGAACTATTAAAAAGAGATGATAGCGAAGAAAGATATTGCACAGTAGCAGAATCACTAGAACAAAGTTTGAAAGAAATGCAACTAATAAGAGAAGGTAAATTACCTAAGAAAACTTGGAGACAGTTAAGGGAGGGATTAGGTGATGAATGAGAAAATAAAAGAACTTCAAAGAAAGCTCAAAAATAATATGGATAAATCAGTTAAATTAGCTGAAAAGAATACTATTAGAAATGTAAATGGTGAAGTAGTATTTACTAAGGAAGAAATTGATGATATGGAAGATATTATTTATAAAGTAGCAGATAAAGAAGATGTTAGGAAAGCTATGGAAGAGTGTAGTGAAAATACAACAAATCGCTAAAGGAATTAGCTGATAAGTAGTTGGTTTAGTTGTAAATATATTATATATTAATGTAGGGATTTTTTCATTGTTAGCGAAGTTATATAAAATATTCATTGACAAATTTTAGAGGTAGTTATAACATAATACATATAGATAAAACGTAATTGAATCATATGGAATGATTTTTAATCTTTGTGAAAAGTCCCTAGATTTAGTAAGCAGAAGAATTGTAAATGAAGTTAAGGGAGTAAACAGAATTGTTTACGATATAACTTCAAAACCACCAGCTACTATAGAATGGGAATAG